CATCACCAATCTTAAACTTATTGGTGTCTGACTCATAACCAATTTCTCCTGCTGCAAGGATCGGGCCATTGCCACTATTTGTTGATATCCATTGCGCTGCTGTTCCTCTGCGCTGTTGCATTCTTGTTGCCATAATTAAATCCCCCTATTTACTTCTTTATTTATTATAACACACGATTAATTAAAGTTATCTACCGGACTTCCGCCATCATAACTAGTTAACCATTCTACTGAATCATAAAACCCTGCAATTTGTGTTGAAGAGAATACATCATCATATGCTCCTGCATCTTGAAAAACGGTAGTAATAAGTCCCGTTCCATCAATTGCAGTATCATGAATATGTTGTCTCAAGTTTGCAGTATCATCAAAAGTAGCAATCATGATCCAGTCTGCAGCATCCGTTGAATATATCGAAAGATGCTGCGTAACTGTATCAAAGTATACTTGACCATCTACTGGTGAAACTGGAGCAGTTGATTCCGTTGGAAGAACATTTGAAACAATTCCACTAATAGCGGTATCAACATACAACTTAGTTGTTGCGTGTGCATTTTGAGTAGGGGTAGCAACTGTAACAGTTCCTCCAAAGATACCAGTTGTGGCTACGTTTAAGCCATTCTTTACCTTGAAGTCTTTATCTGTTGTTGCCATTTGCTACCCCCTGCTTTTTATTTGTTATGCTTCAATGTATGTCTTTGAAACCTTAACGCTTGTTCCTGCTGCAGCAGCAGTTACTTGAAGAAGAACATTTCCACTGCTATAAACAGCATTTGTTGTTCCAAGTTCTGTATTGCTTACAACATTACCATATTCGGTAACATAGACGTTATTGTTTCCATCTACTGCAACAAGCATCTCAATTACTTCAATATCATTATCCTTTTTCATTTGGACAAAATATTTAGCAGCAGAGTATGTAGTTGCTGACCATGTATCGATTGTTGTTGCTGATGTTCCAGCAGTTGCTGTAGCAGATCCAATAAGACTATCTGCAAATGTTGCATGAGAAGTAAGATCAATACTAGTACCTGATGCTGCTCCAAGTACTGGAGTAACGAGAGTTGGTGTATTAGCAAATACTAGAGCACCAGTTCCTGTTTCATCAGTTACTGCTGAAGCAAGATTTGAAGAAGATGGTGTTGCAAGGAATGTTGCAACATTAGATCCAAGTCCTGAGATACCAGTTGATACTGGAAGACCAGTAGCATTTGTAAGTGTTAAACTTGTTGGTGTTCCTAAACTTGAACCATTTGGAATTGTTACTGTTCCAGTAAATGTAGGATCAGCAGTTGGTGCTTTAGCATTAATCTGTGTTTGAATTGCTGAAGTAACACCATTTAAGTAGCCAATCTCTGTATCAGACACATCTGCTACACGAGTTTGTGTAATTGCTGTATCAATACTAAATACTGTACCAGTTAGTGTTAATCCATTACCTGCAGTAAATGTACCAGCACCTGAGAATTGTGTAAATGATATTGGATCTGTTCCAATTGTTGCTGGCTTAAGTGTTTGAACCCATCCTGTATTAGCATAGGTACCCTCACTTACGAAGATAAAGTCTCCACTATCTACTTCTGTTGCAGTATCAAAGTCTGTTGCACGAAGTGCTTGACCTGAAGCCTGGACTACGTAAATACCGTTTTCTGCACCACTTGTCTGACCGTTAAGGAGAATACGATCTCCTGTTGCAAGTGTTACTCCACCAGCAGTGTCTCCATTTTCAAGAGCGGTAGCAATTGCAATATTTGTAAGAACTGCTGCTCGTGCTGCTGGATGAATATGAAGTCCTTCAGAAACTGCATCTACGTAAGCCTTTGTAGCAGCATCTCCTGAATCTGTTGGTGTTCCAAGACCAGTAATCTTGTTTGTACCCATTGCAATTGCGCCAGTCATTGTTCCGCCAGCGAGTGCTAGTTTTGCATTAAGTTGTGTTTGGATTCCTGAAGTTACTCCATCAAGGTAGCCAATCTCTGTGTCTGACACATTCGCAACAATTGCTTGCTTGCTGTCAATTTGAGTTTGGATTGCTGATGTAACACCATTTAGATATCCAATCTCTGTGTCTGAAACGTCTGCAACTCTTGCTTGAATTGTTGATGTATTTACAGAGATAGCACCTGTTGAGTCATTATATGAAAGACCAGTACCAACATTATTACCAATAGCATCTTGTGCTCTTTCATCGGTAAAGTAAAGGTTTGAGCCTTCTGAAATATTTGTTGTTGACGCATTTGCTGAATCAAACTTAGCATTTAACTGTGTTTGAATTGCTGATGTAACGCCATCTACATAATTAAGTTCTGTTGTAGTAAGTGTTGCTCCATCAAGAATATTTAGTTCTGCTGCTGATGCTGTAACTCCATCAAGGATGTTAAGTTCAGCGGTAGACGCTGTAATTCCATCAAGTGTATTAAGTTCTGAAGCGGTGGCTGTAAGTGCAACATTTTCATTAATCTTTGGTGATGTTAAAGTTTTATTTGTAAGTGTTTGAGTGTTTGTTGTTCCAACTACTGCCCCAGTTGCGCCATGTGCTTCTGTCAAGTCTGCATGTGCTGAAACATCTGAAGTTAATGCTACTGTACCAGAAGCATTTGGGAGTGTAATTGTGCGATCTGCTGTTGGATCAGTTACTGCAAGTGTTGTCTCATAGGCATCTGCTGTTGCACCTTCGAATACAATACTTTCTGTAAATACTCCAACTGCTGCTGGATCTGACCACTGAACGCCATAAGTTGCACCTGACGCTGCAGTGAGGACCTGTCCATTGCTTCCAACGCCAAGTCTTGCTACTGCATCATCTGCGCTACCAACGATTAAATCACCTTTAGCATCTACAACTCCTGCTGTGATAACATTCTTACCATTAACAGTTGCTGATGCACCTTCAACAATTAAACCATTTTTTATTTTAAAATCTTTATCTACTGTTGCCATTTTTTATCTCCTTTTTCTTATGCCTTTAATCCTGTACGTGAATAACGTACAGTGATTGGGGTTATACCGATGACTGGAGTAACCGTTAAGGATACTGTATTTCCAGCACGGGAGACGCTAATGGTGCCAATATTCCCATCATTGTCAATAAGGCCATACTCAGTGACAGATACATCGGTACCGTCAACAAGAACAACCATTTCTGTTGCGTAGTATTTATTTGCGCCACCAGAAGTCTTTTTAATAGAGACCGAATACTTAACAGATCTCCATTCTGTTGCATCAAAATTATCAATTACTGTAGCACTCTCAATGCCGTTGATTGTTGATTCATTGTTTCCAGCGCTACCTAAATCAGTTGCCTGACCACTTGCTGTATCAATAAAATCTTCATAATCAGTCTGTGAAGGACGATCTCCTGTTTGAAATCTTAACTTTAAATTTGCTAGTGATAGACGGGCCATAAATATATTATAACATAGATTTATTATAAGATATAGTTGGAATATCCAATTATTTGCAACGGAATTGCTGGGGGACTTAAAGGATCTATACCCTCAATACCAATATTAGTTATCCTTACTCTGAAGGGAAGAATTTCATTTATTGATACCTTTTTAGAATAATCAACTGTTTTTATTTTTGAAGATTTAAAATCTTTTAATGGAAGTATTTTTGCTTTTGGTTTAATATCAATAAGAGTTGCTTTAGCCATTATTATGACTCTTGATCTGTAACTTCACCTAGCATAATCATTTCTCCTTGACATACCGTCCAAACTCTGCTAGGATCAGAAAGTTGAACATCAAAAACATCGCCTGTTCTTAGTTGTTTAGATTGAACAGGAGTCAGAGAAACTGTAAACTCTCCATCTCCATCAGTTAATGATTGCACTGGATATAAAGTAAATATTAGATCATCTCCAATGTCATCTGAATACCTTCTGAAATCAGACTTAATGTCCCAGTTATCGACTACAACAGGATCTCCTGCATCATCTTGAACATATATCCTAAAAGCAGCAGAGTCTCCAATTACAACGGTCCAGTTGACCAATGGTGGCTTATTACCAACATTATAAGTAGACGGAGCCTTTACATCCATAGCGGATTCGTCTGGATTGCGGTATTTAGCCATAATGAAATTATATCACATTAAGTCTTTAAATTGACTCAATGTCCAAATCCATGATATACTAGTGAGTAACACCATAACTTTATGGTGTTTTTGTTTCTAAGGAGGAACAGTCATGACAACTAATAAGATAGTGATTGGAATACTCGCAGCAGTAACTGGAATTGCTTTGTTCTCTAATTCTAGTGCTAATGCTGAAAATAACTTGAGTAGTACCGTGTCAAAAAGTGAAGGCCAAACCGCTGAGGCGGTTTTTTCAGTTTCTAAGGAAGAAAATAATAAAACTAAGAAAAAATATAAATATGGAACCCCTCTTGAAAAAGATGAATTAATTAAAATATTAAAGTCTGTAGGATTTGAAGGATATGCACTAAAAGTTGCTTGGGCAACGGTAATGAAAGAATCTATGGGTACTCCTAATTCTTGGAATCCCAATAGAAATACTGGAGATAATTCCTATGGCCTATTTCAAATCAATATGCTAGGGTCAATGGGTCAAGATCGACGGGATAAATTTAATCTAGAGTCTAACGAAGACCTATTCGATCCCGTTAAAAATGCAGAGATCGCTTATCATATGAGTGATGGTGGTAAGGACTGGTCTGCCTGGAAGGGTATTACTTGGAAGACTAAAGAGTGGCTTGCAAGATATCCTGATTAATAAACAAAACTAACAATTGCATACCTAACACCACCTGTTATTGGCAAAACTTTATGCTGATAAACATAACTTGATGGGAAAAGAAATAGTTGATTAGCCTTTGGTCTAATGGTTAAATTAAACTTGGAAAATTCTATTTCTCCTCCTTCGTAATCGTCATTGCAATAATAAATCAAAGACATCCTTCTTGGTGTTTCAATATGATCATCTAAATGATTATTAAAATATTGACCCTTTCTATATTTTAAAACTAAATAGGGTTCGTGAGTTTTTGTTTCTAGATGAAACATTTTCTTGTAGTATTCTTCATATGGCGTAAACAAATTTTTTAATTTATTTGAAGTTTCAAGCAAAAATAAATCATTTTGATCTGATTCAAATGGAACGCTAATAGAAAAAACATTTCTTGTAGATAGGTCAATAACCTTTTCTCCATAAGAGTTGTGAGTTCCACCAAATCCCCAGTTAAGATTTCTTTTTTTTGTTTCTAACTCTAACTCTTCTATAAAATTTTTTGAATCTAGGAAAACACCATCATAAATAAAAAATCCTGGAATTGGTTCTGTATAATTGGAGAACATAGTTACCCTTTAGCAAGTCTTGGAGAAGAATTAAATTTTGCTAAAGTTCCATTTGATCTAAAAACCCTTACTATAGATTTTTTAGGATCATCAGGCATTCTTACTCCATAATATCCTGGAGGATAATGATATGGTTCATCTGGATTATTTGTTGTTGTTGGCAATGGATTTTCATTATAAAAATCTTTTATATATACAAGACTTGCAGAACAATATCTATCACCCTCTAAAACTTTTTTTACAGCATGTTTTGTATTTCCTTCATGTAAAACTAAAGCCCCTGCTTTTGGTTTGTATTCAAAATCATGTTCTGAATAATATATTTCTCCACCTTTATAATTATCGTTTAAGTAAATTACTGCACCCCATAAAATTGGAAACTCCATATGCTCTTGATTATCTACATGTTCAAACATCTCATACTTATCTGAATTTATCCAGACTGTTGGGTTAGAATCTACATACATTTTAATAAAATTAAAATCAGAAGATGCCCACTCTCTAGGCTCAATATCTTTATTTAATGTGTTGATAAGTCTATCTCTTAACAAATTCATATAAAATTCTACAGGCTTTAATGAATCTTCTAACCCAGGACTTATAGAAATTTGTAATTTATTTATTAATCTTTTTCCCCAAAACTTAAAAGTGTTCTGCATTAAAGAATCATATTGGTATGTCACAACAAAGTTTTGTAATAGTTTTAGTTCTTCTAAACTTAAAAAATTTTCATAAATTCTTACTTTTCCATTACAATGTATTTGGGCGTTTAATTTATCATCCATATTAAATCACAATACATTCATGAGAGTGTTGTTTATCAAATGTCCAAAATGAAGCAATGGTATATCTAATCCCATTATCTACTTTAGACACACCATGCATATGATTATCATCTGCAGGATGTATAGCAAGCATTCTTGGTTTTGGACTTATAGTAAAATTATGTTGTGGATAAAATGTTTCTCCTCCTGAAAAATTATTATTTAAATAAATAATAGAGCCATACTCTCTATGTTTATGTCTTATATGATTAACAGTATTTATCATGTTGTCTGAGTGTGGATTCTGCTCTTGTCCTGGAAACCATCTAACTAAAGCAAATGTGTCAGAATATAAAATCTTGGAAAGATTATAATTTTCCATTATATATTTTTTTTGTTTCATTAATAAATTAAAAAGAATTATAGAAATTTTTTTATTTGTATTATTAATCTCTTGCATATTCAAAACACGATTTTTCCAAAAATCATCACCACCACTATTCCAATTTTCTACTGATTGTGCATAATCTAAAAGTATATCTAAGTCTTCTGTTGATAAAAAATCTTCAACAACTTTTGCATTAAACATTTACCATTTTCCAATTGGGCATCTAGCATCTGCAAGTTTAGTTTTTAATTCCATAAAACAACCACATTTTTTACATTGGTGTGTTAATTTAATTAATTCTGAACAACCTAAACAAATTTCAATTCTTTCTTTTTGAAATTCTTCAGATAGTTTTGGTTTTTTTGAATTAAATAAATCCCAAGGCCTAACTGGTTTGTTTGTAGTCATATGGCCTCATAACATTAGTTACTGGTGTGGCTGGTTTTGTAAAATTTCCAAATTCATCATAAGTATGTCCTACCATAACGCCTCTATTTTTATTTCTTTGATCTTCGTTTGGTGGACGAAAAATTTCTAAAATATCTGGTTCACTGCATATCAAACTTCCTAGCATTTCTGATGTATGCAATGTTTCTATAATTGTTCCATCTTTTATAAAATCAATAACAGTGTAGTCTGATGTAGTATTAATAACTGAATCAGCGATTTTTAATAAATCATAAAATTCTACATATGATGGCATATCAAAAACTAAAACCCCATCTAATCCAAATCCAATTGCAATAAATGGTTTATCGTTTTTATTTGGTTCCCAGTAAATATCATTATCATTAATCATAATTTAATTATACACCAAACTCAATATCCTGAGCATCCAGGAGCGCCAGTTCCACCGCAGTTTTGGCCTACTGAACATTCAAAATAATAATAATCTGTAGAAGTACAGTACGGTGAAGTAGGTGGTGGTGGTGGCTCAGCAATAATGATTGGTGGATCAGTAATAATAATAGTAACAATTGGAGGTGGTGGTGGCTCAGCAATAATGATTGGTGGAGGAGGTGGGGCTGCAACTGGAGACACGGAATTACTTGATGCAGACTCTAGGGATGTAGCAACACCATTTCCTAACTTTACTTTAAATGTATAGGCTGTTCCATTTGACAAACCACTAACAGTTATTGGGGAAGTTGAAGATGTTCCAGTTATGCTAGATGGAGTTGAAGTTGCAGTATAAGTTGTTCCTGTTGGTTTTCCTAAATATGATGGGGCTGTAAATGTAATTGATGCACTAGCATCTCCTGCTGTTGCAGTTCCAATTGTTGGAGTTCCTGGCTGTTTTCCTCCACTACCTGAAGATATTGGTGGTAATGGCATTATGCACTCAGATCGCCAATTGCAATCCAAGTATCGGTTGCTCGTTTAATCAATGTGCAAGATGAGTATTGTGTTCTTAATTTTGCTGCGTTCGAAGAAACTTGAGGTGTACAGTTTAGTGTTACTCCAGCACTTACTGCTACTGTTGTTGCTCCAGTTCCTATTTGAATAATTGTAATTTGTGAACCAACTGGAAATGCATGCGCTGAATTAAGAGGAATTGTAACTGTATTTGCAGTTGATGCAATATTCATTTCAATAATTGTATATCCATCTGACAAAACCAACGGATAGTCTGCTGTTTTTGTTGAAATGGTAAAATTTAATGGAGATTTAGAATCTGCTACAGTTTTTACTGCAGTTGGTGTTGCTGCTTTACTTGAGGAAGTTTCTGATATGGAATCACTTAGTTGTGAAACTCCAGGTTGTGAAGTTGTGGCTGCTGCAGGTGCTGCCCACTCAAGTCCAGTTTCTGTAGCGTTATTTGCTGTAAGAAGATATCCATTGCTTCCAACGCCCAGGCGACTTACTGTATCGTTTGCAGTACCAGCAATTAAATCACCTTTAAAATTAACAATTGATTCTTCTACAACGCCTGCCAGACTTGTATCAATTCCATCAATTCTTGTGTCAATGTCATCTAAATATTTTGAAATTCCGGCAGTTGCAGTTCCTGCTGGTTCTGCTTCTTGTCCCCAATGGTAATACTTTAATGCAACTTGAATATCTGCTGGATCTGCTAATGCTGGTATTTTTGCAAGAGGATATTTAGAAGAACCAATATTTGAGGCAGCCATACAAAGATTATACCATATTAATAAAAACTATTGAGTTACTGTAATGGCATTGCTTGCTTGAGTTACCTGTATGTCTTGATCAATTCCCGTTAAATTTGGGGCGGTATTTAGAAGAATATTTAATTCTGAGTCATAAACAGTTACAGAGTCTTGATAAACAACAACTTCTGGCATTAGGCACCAGTTACGTCATCAGTTACTGTAATTGCTCCAGTTAAAAGTGTATATCTTAATGTAGTACCATTAAAAATTTCAACATCGTAATAGTATGTTGATCCTCCAACCAAAACAGTTCTGGCATTTGGTTTAATTGTACATGTAATAATGTCCGTACTTGTATTTATTGTTGCTGACAAACTTGATGCGTCATCTACAGAATTTATTGTTGAAGTTGGTGAACTTCCTCTTTCACTTGATATTGTAAATACTGCTCCATCACCACCAGTATAGTTATCTAATGCAAAGGTTGCTCCTGCAGAAGTTTTTGGGGTAATTGTAAAAACAAATGTGTCTCCACGATAGTAGTCAAAGTCGTATGTACCTGGGAATGCCATGATATTATTATACCACTAAGAAACATGGACTAGGATAGATTTTACTTTTATGTCCCCGTCAAAGTCTGCTCTAATTTGTGGATTGGCCCCATATCTTTTAACTCTATCATTTATCACGTAAATAACCTGAGTAACTGAAAAATCATAAACATATTTATACTTTAAGTTTGCTACAAACTGTGTTGAGTTTAAACCTGATTTTTCAGAAAATGCTCTTATCCAAATTTCAGTATTATTTCCATATGTTTCCAACTCAAAAGAATAAGTTACTTCAACTCTATCTCCTAAGTCTAATCCTTTAAAATTTAACTGTTGAGTGTCTGAGTTCCAT